GCATTAACATAATCAGGCGGAGTTCCGCCATAATCTCCATTATTTCCTGCCGGAGCTTTTCTAAGTAACGTATGATCTCCATCATCCATTACAAAACTAGATCCACCTAACCTATTAAATGGAACTTGAGAACTCCCAAAATCTTCTCCATAGTTTACAGTAGGTCCTGCTTTGTCAGCCGGGCCTGGTGTACTCCATCCAAATACCATACTAGGAACTTCTCTCCTAGCACTTGATGTGTTTGTTCCTCTAATATGATCTTTTTCAATACCTTGCCTGATTAAACTATCATTGAAACTTACCAACATTTCTTTTTGATATTTTGTAGGATCTGTACCTGCATATTCGTCTTCTTTATTATATTCTGAAGCTGGTCCAAACCCTTCATAATTGTAAGATGTACTTGCTCGTCCAGGAATCATAAAATTCATAAACTTATCTTGAATACATCCTATCCAAAACCCATAAGAATAATTATTTTCAGCCATTAAAACTAAAACTTTTACCCCCGCATCAGGAGGTACAGCCCAAAACCCATAGCTTTTTTGTGTATATTCTTCGCCAGGATTAGGCGACACTCCATATCTAGGGTTTACTCCGTAAAATGGACTTACATAATCACAAGGAATTACATAACCACTACCTTTGCTAGGATTTCCTGATTCCGTAATTTTCAAAATTTCAACTTCTAAGCGTCCCATATATTCAGGATCTAAATGACTTACTACTACCCCAACATATGGTCCTGTAGAAGTCATCCAACTTGGCTTAGCTCCCCGTGTCATTTTATTACGGGGTGTAGGACTTGTACTCATATAACCTCAAAGTAAGATATCTAGATCCGAGCCTAATTTACCCTTGAATCCTGTCTCCAATTTAAAATTACCACCAACAGCTAAAGCAGCATTATCAATTTCACCTTGTTCCATTGCAGCAAAATCATTAGATATCTGTGTATCAGCTGGTAAATCGTAACCTATTTGATTTTTACGACGTATCAACTTTAATTCTTGTGTAAATATACCTTCATTAAATCGATGTGTAACCATGTTTACCCGATATAAACCGCTAAACGAAGGCACTAATTGTTCTTCACCACCTGAACTAAAATTATATTTGCCATCTTCAAGAAAATCTATAGGAGATTTAAAATTTACTAAAACGTCAACTTCGCTACGTTCATAATCCATTGTTCCGTCTGCAGTTATATTAATAGACACCGGACTTGATTCTGCTGAGTAGTTTCCCATGCCACTATCAGCTATAAAGTAAGGATCTCCCCATATAGTAATACTTGCCATAATTAAATCTGCATTGCTATTTGTTAATGCATAATTAATATTTCTAGCAATTTGTACTTTTGGATCTTCACCTTGAGATGTTCCTGCTGCTCCAATATTTGTGCTTATTGCTTCTTGTTGGACCTGGGTGGTTGCACTAGAAAAATTACCAGTGCCTGAAATATTTTTTTGCGGAATATTAGGTTTAGTTGGACCAAAAGGTTGATCAGCTTTTTCCGTTTTTCTAACAAGCGTATTTAGCCCACCGAAAGGGGTTATAGCACTGTAAAAAGCAGTATTAAATTTAATATCAAAATCTAATACATCATCATTTTTTCCAGTGTAAATGTAATTATATTCTTTTTGTGCTTGCATGGCTAAATTTTTATAGCCTGGATACGCATTACTAACTGGTGCATAATTAGAAATATGTGCTAAAAATTCTGTAACAACAAATACATAGATTAAAGGAAATCTTCCACCCAAGCTTTCTTGCTGTTCATCTGGTACAACGTAAACTTGACTATCTATTCTAAACCAAGGTATTAATCCGTTAGCATCAGGAGTTGCATCTGCTATTTTTAAACCGTACTCGCTTAACAAAATAAGTTCTTCTATCATGTCTTGTATAGTTGTTCCTGATTTAAAAGTAACTACAGTACCATTTTGTTGTATTTGTAATTGCCCTCTTTCAAAAAACCCTGGCTTATCTTCTTTTTCTACAAACTTAGGTCTACCAAAAGGTTGTTTTTTACCTGCTAAGTAATCGTTGACAAGTTTAGCTTGACCTATACTGTTGACATTCGCTTCCGTTTCAGCATAATTCTTTGCTTTACTTCCTTCATCTCCTACTACTCTTGATACACCGACTACTTTTCCTATTTCAGCTTCTGCATCAGAATCAAACTCTGATGCAGAACTGCCTCTGCCAGTTTTATATAATTTAGCAACATCTATTGTTGCACCGCCTCCGCCACCGCTACCCCCTAATATAGTGCTGGCTGTCATCCTTTTATTACCAGTTTCTTTAGGAAATAAAATTACATATTGATCAGCCATTAATGTTTCACCTGCATTTTCACGTTCAGTTTCTCTATTATTAAAATGTGTTGCAATACTCTGTATTCCAGTTTGACATATTTCTAATAATGTTGATCCTTCTACTCTAATATCACTTTTCGATGCCTGAACTTGATCTGTGTAACTTATTTCGTGCCAAGGATGTCCTGAACAAGAATATTGACTTCCACTTTCTGTAACTTTAAAATCAACTTTATTAAATTTTAATGGATACATTCTACGAAGTTTTGTTCCGTCTACTCTGTCACCATTAATATCCCAACCTACAAAATCAATCGTAAGTAACCAACATGCAGTTAAATAACTCTTATATCCTGCTTCATTTGCTGCAATTGCTAAAATTTGTAAAAAAGTCCCCATACTGTAAGGTTCTAAAATATCAAATGAAACCATTGTTGCATTTGTTTGTTTTGTTTTAATGTTAGGACCAACAATTGACATTATTTCTAAATTATCTACAAAAAATTCGTATTTAAATTCGCCTTCATATGCAAGTGTTGTTTTTTTATCTCCTAAACCCCCACCTGATTTTAATATAACTATACCTGGAGGATTTTTCCTATAGGTCAAATCAGGATTATTTGTTTCGTAAGGAGAAAGACATCCAATGGTAATGATATAATTGTACGATGCAAATTCATTTAACTCATTAGGTAATGCATTAGGAGTATAAGGTCTTTCAAGCTCAGGAGGTGGGGTTACAGTTGGTGTACTAGCGGCACTAGAATTACTTGCAGAACTTTTATTTACGCTATCTACGTTTTCTCCTGGACTCGGAACATATATCATTTTAAATACCTAAAAATTTTCTTAAATTTCGTCCTTTTGGCAAGTATATTTCTAATCCTGCAACCATATCAAAAATTGGATCTTTTAACAAATTCATATTCCGCTGCGAAAATACCCACCATAATTTTTCATTATTATACAAATCAAAAGCAAGTAAATCCGGTCTATGAGTATATTTTTCTTCTACTGTATAAAGATAATCGTCGCTTTCAGCTGGTACTGATCGGATAGATAATATATCTAAATATTGATCATTAACTATCTTAGTAGAGTAATATAAACTTGAAGAATTATATTTTATTGCCATTATAAATATCCTACATTACCGCCAACATAGCCGCCTGAAACAAATTTATCTAATGAGAATTCTTCTACGGCCGCCCTACTGTAAACCGGAGTAACAGTTACAGAAACATTTGATCTTGTAGGTACATATGTACCGTCATCACTATATAAAGGTTTTACATATATATAATCAACATCCTGAGGTAAATCTATATTAAAGTTTGTAATAACTACAGGAACATTCTTAAAAATATGAGTTCCGTACCCATTTAATTTAACTATAACCGGTGGAGCACCAGCATTCGATGTTTCACCATATGCCATTTTTGTAACGCTTCTTAAATAATGCATAGAAGAAATCCAATATTCACCTTCTAAAGATTTTGTAACAGTAAAAGGCGAAGTTATTGTAATATTTTCTGTATTAGAGTTTTGATATCCATAAAAAGTATAATTACTATGAATTGGCCTAACAGTATTGTAAGAAGCAGTATTGCTAAACATAATTGTAGGTGTATAAGGAAATACAAAACCTCCTGATACTGTTAATGTATCATAAAATATTGGATACTCTTCCCAATCAACAGGTAAACTTAATTTTACCCTCCAATCAATTTTATCTCCTGCAAATGCAGCTACAGCCTCACTTTTTTTTGGTGGCTCTGCATCTTTTGGAGGTCCAATTCCAAAAGCTGATGATATAGCAACTTTTGCTTTGCCGAATTCAGATCCAATTGTTGCTTGAATATTATCAATTGGGGATTTTCCTTCTTGTCCTTCTCTTTTACTTGAGAAAGTTTGTGAAATTTGTGCAAAAAAACCAGACATTTTTTATCCTTAAATATTATTATTAATATTTATTGACTTATTTAAATACATATATTATAATAATAATTATAATTGGAGTTTTATGAGAAAAGCAAATTATCTTAATAACAAAGACATTTTACAAGAGATACATCTTAGTAAAAATAGCTTTTGCAGCTTTATAGATAAGTCATACCATCAATATGACGATATTTTAATGTCAATAAATCAAATTAACAATAATACTATAGAATCTGCTAAAGAAAATAAAATTAAAAGACTAACATTAGAAAACAAATCATTAACATTAACCACAAACGACATAAAAAAAAGTGATATAATATTTAGAATAATGACGTTTGACCATATTCCTGATGACCCTTCAAGGAAAAAGAATCCAAAAAGTATAGCAGATACAAAAGTAAAGATAAATTTTCCTCCTTTTCAACATTGGAAATTTAATGACAACAATGAACTAACTTGTGTAGGAAAAAGTCATTGGAAGGGAGATGTAGATACTGGCATTTTCTGTATGACTCATGGCATTGCTACAGACAAACTAGCACTGATGTGGATGAAATTGTGCGAAAGATACGCTACTAGAGGAAATGTAAGAGGTTATACCTACAATGACGAAATGAGAGGTCAAGCTATATTACAATTGACACAAATTGGACTTCAATTTGACGAATCAAAAAGTCAAAATCCGTTTGCATATTATACAGCAGCCGTTGCAAATAGTTTTGTAAGAGTAATTAACTTAGAAAAACGTAATCAAAATATTCGAGATGATATCCTCGAAATGAATAACATGAATCCTAGTTATACTAGACAAGCAAATGACGAATGGGAAGTTGCATTAAAAAGAGAAAAGGAATTCCAAGAAAACAATACATTCTAAATTTTTATGTTTAAACGAGCAGCAGTCTTTACCGATATACATTTCGGTCTTAAAGGCAATAGTAAAATACACAACGATGATTGTGAAAATTTTGTTGACTGGTTTATTGAAACTGCAAAAGAAAATAACTGCGAAACTGGAATATTTTGCGGAGACTGGCATCACAATCGCAACAGTTTAAATCTTACAACTATGCAGGCTACCCTCCGTAGTTTAGAAAAATTAGGTGCAGCATTTGATACTTTTTTTATTTTTACAGGTAATCACGATTTATATTACAAAGACAA